TTCCATACACAGGTGCTGACCTTGATGTGTTAAGCATCACCAGCGATGGCGGCAATCCAAGCACTATCACAGTGACCACACGCTATGCCCATGGTCTTGTACCAGGCACTCCAGTAATTATAGCATTGACCGCAGGAACAAATGCGTCATATGCCACAGGCAGTTTCTTTGCCACAGCCGTGCCCAGCACAACTACATTTACATATCTGGCCAAAACAGGTGCGGCTGTGAGTGGTAGCATTCTTGGCACAGTAAACGTTCGTAGTAATGCTGTGTTCTTGCCCCGACCGTTTGACGGCGGTGTTATTCTTGGCCCAGGAACACCCACACGTGGTGCTAGTGCTGTGCGTCAAACTAAGAAATACTTCCGTTATCAATCTGGTAAAGGTATCTTGTTCACATCAGGTACAATGTTGCAACCGACATTTGACATTGTTGCCCTGGTAGCTTCTGGCACAGCAGCTGGTAGCAATATTACAGTGACCACAGACATTGAGCATGGACTTAACCCAGGCGCAGTGATTCAAATCAGCGGTGTAACCACTTCAGGATACAACGACACCGACTACACTGTGACCAGTATTGGCAGTGATGTGGCGTTTGTGGTTGAAGCACAAAACACTTTGGGTTCAGTAGCACCAGAACTGGGACAACAACCACGTATCAACGTAACATCATGGCACGGTGCTAGTATTCGTGCTGGTATCTTTGACGATCAAAACGGATTGTTCTGGGAAGACAGCGGCCAAAGTTTGAATGTTGTACAACGTTCAAGCACACAGCAACTGGCTGGATTTGTGTCCGTTGGAACAGGATCAAATTTGGTAACAGGTGACGGAACTTGCCGATTCCAGGATCAAATCAACAACGGCGACACAGTGGTTATTCAAGGTATGACACACACAGTGACATCAGTGCTGGACAACAACCGCATGACAGTGGTACCTACATATCGCGGTGTTGAAAACTTGACTCGTGTTAGAATGGCCTTGCGCAACGAAATTCGTGTGACACAGCCCAACTTCAACATTGACCCACTGGACGGAACAGGCGTGTCTGGTTACACTATTGATGCAACAAAGATGCAGATGTTGGGAGTTGAATATTCATGGTACGGTGCTGGTTATGTACAGTGGATGGTTCGTGGACAAGATGGTGCGTTTATCATGGCACATCGCAGACCAAACAACAACTTGAACAACGAAGCTTACATGCGTTCGGGTAACTTGCCAGGCCGCTACGAAGCCATCAACGAAACCCCTGTATCGAGTTTAGATGGTGCTATTACTGATATTCAAACAACCATCCCGTTGCGTGACGCTACATTCTATCCAAACGCAAGTGTAACATATCCTGTATTCTGTATGATTGATTCAGAAATGATCAAGTATTCAGGCAAAGCAGGCAACACACTGACAGGCGTTACTCGTGCTGCCACATTCACACAGTGGACTGATGGTGCCAGTCGTAGCTTTACGTCCAGTGCGGCTACAGCACACTCAGACAACACTGGTGTTATTCTAGTGTCAAACACATGTACTCCACTGGTCAACCACTGGGGTTCAGCAGTAATCATGGACGGACAGTTTGACGCTGACGAAGGTTACCAGTTTACATTCAACCGTACCAACTATGGTTTACCAGGTGTGATTGGACAAAAGCAAACGGTATTCGTTATGCGACTGAGTCCTAGTGTAAGTAACGGTATTATTGGTAATCTAGGCGAGCGTGAACTGATCAATCGTGCGCAGTTGACTCTGGCCAACATGACTGTTCAGGTAAGCGCCGGACGCTATTTGGTTGAAGGTATTTTGAATCCCTCCAACATTGATGCTACCAATACAACCTTCTCAGGACTCAACAACATTGGTGGTGGATTCCAACCTAGCTTCTCGCAGTTCTCAACTTCTCCACGTTACAACGGTGAAACCACAGGTGGTGTGACATCATCACTGTTTGGATCCACAGGTGGCTTCAGCAAGTCGGGAACCAAAGCCACATTCTCTGGTACTGCTATTAGAACTTTTGCTGGCTTGAGCCTGACCAACGTGTCGAGTTCAGGATCTTCAGCCAACGTTACTGTGCAGTTGACACCAACAGGTACAACATACACCAACTCAACCACACAGATCACAATTCAGAACGCAGGTACAGGATACGCTGTGGGTGATACTGTGAAGATTCTAGGTAATACTGTAGGCGGGTCAACACCACTAAACGACTTGAACCTAACTATTGCAGCTATTACAACTGAGATTGTGGGCGGAGAACGCTTGTTTGCTATTCCAATCTCCACAACCAATGCTGGTGTGTTGGACTTGAGTTCAGTCAAACAGATTGGTACCAGTGCTGTGCCAGGAACTGGCGTGTATCCAGATGGTCCAGAGTTGCTGGCTATTCAGGTCACTGCGCTAACAACACAATCAAGCCCAGTGGGTGAAGTGCAGTTGCAGTTCCAGGAATCACAGGCTTAACATCAACGAGCAAGGTCCTGCTCCACACGCAGGATCTTGTCTTGTACAGCTTCCATATTCACAGTTGACCACAAGCCAGGGTGCATGGGTCTTGGCCATGTGCCTGAGTCTATCCAGGCATAGCCCAGGTGTTCATCATTGAGCACAGGCACAAACTCTGCATCTACCACACAAACAAATGTGTGATACACAAAGTCTCCATCTGCTGATGTGAATTTTTCTATGGGAATTAGTTTTTGGTAGACAGGAAAGCTGCCAAGTTCTTCAATACACTCACGCTCCATGCCACCTAGTAGTGTTTCGCCTGCCTCTACTTTACCACCTGGCAATCCCCATGCGCCAGGGTGTTTGACATCGTTTCTCAACAGATACAAATATCTAGCCGTTTGATTGCTACGGAACCAAACGCCAACAGCGTTTACAGGACCAGACTCCAGTCCCCTCCGGGATACACTCCTTGATAGCTTTTTATCCATTCTGCGCCTGTCCATTTGTATTGTATTGAAGTTGTTAAATTTGTAACAAACTGTATTTCAGTCTGTGTGTCTGCAATGAATTTCACATCCCATCTTGCCCCGTCGTACTCAATGATGTCATTGGCACTGGCCACCAGCGGACGACCGTTTGCTCCTGTCCATGCTGTGGCAGGACTAGTATTGTCACCAGATCCAGTGGCTTCGGTCAACAGGTATCGTTGTCCTGTGGCCGCTGCCGGTAATCCTTGACCAGGACCACTTGCTAATGGATTTATCACTGCGTTGATGGCTGGCAAACTATTCTGAGGTGCAGTGTCTGCATCAATGTTGAATATTAAAAATCTTTCATCATTTGGGTTTACTGCAATGGTACCAATAACTTGACTTCCGTCATCTTGATCCAATCTAATTTGACTGATGCCCGGACGCAGTACACCATACATGCCAATCACAGCTGGCCACAACAGCGTACTGTCGCTCACAATAGTGGTGGCAGCCAGCTCATCGTTTGTGGGCTCTTGTACTATTAGTTGTTGTTGCAAGCATTGTATTTGATTGCCAATCACAACCACAGCATAGTTGTAAGGTGTGATTTTTTGTCTTGTGCCCAGCAACAGGTCGTTGTTGATGATGGCATCCACAAAGTCTCCTTGTGCGTCATACATGCTGGCAATCACACGTTCAATAATACCCAGCTTCTTGACCTTGGCAGGTGAACTGATCCAAATGGGCAAGTTGAATCGCAGGGTACAAATGTCAATGGGATTTTCTGTACCAATAGGTATAGTACGACTGGTCCATTGTGTTGATTCAAGCTCGACTACACTGAGTGATGTCCAGTCCAAGAAGTTATCTGTGCTTTGCACTTCCAGCGCAGGATTAAACAAGGTGAGAATCTGTTCCAAGATTTGAAACTTTTGATTGGTGTTAGAAGTCCAAATGTCCAGAGTAATGGTTAACTTGTAAGGTACAGGCATCAAGCGTTCAACAGTGAATGCATTGCCCTGTGTGGTTTCATAAGTTTCTGTGTCCGGATCGTATGTGCGTTGACGAATAGTGCGTTTGCTCACATGGTATGGCTCTTGCATTCTGGGACGATCGTAATCCAGTCCTGAAATGTAAAACGTCATCATGGGCGTTGCAGGCAAGAAGTTTGCGGAGTTTTCTTGTATGATTGTTTGTGCATTACGACTTGCATCACCATATCGCACAGGAACTCTTAGCAATGCAGCCGCATCAGAGTTTTCTTGGCGCCCGTATTCAACTTGGAAGCCAGAAAAGATTCTGGTAAACTGTAATAGAAAGCGACGTATTTGTTCGTCGTAAAAGAATTGTTGCATTGTTTAACTCGATCTTTGTCCAGGTCTTGTGTCTGGGTAAGGATTAGGAGGCTTGTTGCCGTTGTCATCACCATTGTCTGCTCTGGGCTTGAGAATTTCACTCAAGCTCTGACGACTTGGAATATTACCCATGTCTGTTGTTTTCACTGTGTATGTATTGTTCACGAAGCTCGAGCGTAAAGTATTGTTGTTGCTGCCATTGTTGAGATCAGTACGAACATTGTCTTCAATGCGGGTCCAACGTGTGCCGGAATAACGGAACAAACGATTAGGGAAGTAATCCAACCGCAATGCATAGTCGCCTACTGAAGGATTGTCTGGGAATGACACACCAGCACTAGTTGGGAATCCATTAGGTGGAATACCATCTCCGGTCAAGTAGCCAGCAGTGTATCCGTCTGTGTCAGGAGTTAAATTCATACCACCCTCAGTGCCGTCTACAGTTGTGGCACCGTCTGTGGTCAGCCCCACAGGATTAGCAGGCTGCCCATCTAGTGTTGTTGGTACCACGTACATCTTGGTAGCATCGTAACCAGACTTGGGAACTTCAACATCGGCTTGCGTAAGAATAGCATCGTTGATCTGTTGATCTTTGGTGCGAGTACTCATCAACTCGCTCTCAGTACCTGGTGTATATTCACGCCAATAAGTAGTGTTGGTTATGTCTGTGCCTGCAGGAACATTTACTCTAGCCTGGTAGTACACGTTGCCTTGGTTCACAATATCGCCAGCAGGATAGAAGTTGTCATTGTCCCAGATAGTAGATTTGACCATGGGCTTTTTAAGAACATCTTTGTATTCTTGAGCATTGGTCAACGGAGTAGCTTTTACTCGCCACAAGTGCGGCAACCAAGTTTGACTAAAACCTTCAGACGCAAATGCCGCATCCTGAATCACATAGTATTTGGGCAGTGCCTCAGGAATGTTTGAGTTCAACGGATAATAATCTTTTAAGTTGGGCAGTTCCAACACATCGCCCACCATGAGTTTGCGTTGAAACACGTCAATCATGTTGTTGTAGTGGAAGGTAATAAACAAGGTATCGTTGTTTAGGAATAGGCCAAACTGGCTCAAGTCAAAGTCCACGTCTTGAGCATTGTAAACACCACGCATGACATAGATGTCTTGATCGTAAATTCTATCACGGTTCTCCAGCAACAGCAAGTCTTGAATGTTTAATGGACTTAGCTCATCATATACAGGTTGAGTAGCGTCTGCGTTGCCAGAAAATGCTGAATCCTCTCCGCCAGTTTCTGGACCCATGTATTTGTGAACATAGATATCTACCCCTCCAACAGTGTACATTTCTCGGATGGTACGATCCAAAAATTGGTAGTCGCGGGTTCGATTGGGGCGGTATAGGCTTAGGCGTGGCATAGTGTTATTTATAGCATTCTGGTTGACCATTAATTCCCGTTTTGCTATAATTAGGGCTTGACAACACAAAGGAGCCACCATGCTTACAGATGCACAAAGCGCACAAATTAATAATACTGAAGTATACACTTTAGATTATGAGGCAGAAGCCATGCAAAGCTACAGGGACACAGGCGAGGACCTAATGGACGAGCTTGAGGTACGTGCTACTAATGTTATTTTGGAACAAACCGCCTGGGACGCTCGCGAGGATTTGGGCGGCATTACAGTTTACTTCCGAGATAGTACTTTAGTAGCATTTTACGACTACGAGCAGTTT